CCTCTGTGCGCTTGTAAATGGCGATGTAGTCACCTAAAGGCAGAGCGTTGGTAATCTCACCGCCAGTGGACACGATGCGGCCTTTGTTGCCTTGTGTTGCAATGTTTGGTGTCCAGTTTGTGATGTCTGGGCTACCGTCTATGTTCTTATTGCAACAAATCCAGCCGTCTGGGTCATTTTGGCTTGCGTGGTTGATGTTAAAAGCAAGTAGAAAGTTGTTGCTAGCCAAAACTATCTTTGCGACAGGTGAACCTACAATAGAACTGAAACCAGCGCCTGTAGAACGCTGCATCAAGTCTGAGCTATTCACGGCTACCGCATCATTACCAATACTCTCAAATTTCCAGCGTGTATCTGCGTTGCCTGTATATCCACTCCCCCGAGTTGTCCAGCTTGTACCCGATAGTTCGTAAAGATTTGTCGTTGTCCCTGCAAAAACCCTACGATCTGCCGATAGGTCTATCGCTACCGCTGCGCCAATGCAATCGCCGGGCAAGACATCACCGCCGCCTTGTGGCTGCTGAAGACTTGGAGCACATTCAAAACCAGACTCAAACGGGATGACGTTCTCGCATTCCGTCATGATGCCCGGTGTACGAGGCTCAGCGTCGGGAGAAAAGCCGCGTAAAGGGGTCATCGTGTCCGCACTCTCAATTGAGCGCCACTTATCAAAGCCATCCCGTTATCGCTTTTGGCTTCGCTGATGCTCTTCTGATAAACACTTTCCCAATAGGCAGACTTTTGATCATCCAGAACATATTGGAAGCCCCAAGACAATGCTTTGCTTAAATAGACTTGCGGGAATTTTGTTAGCAGGAAGTTTGTTGGTGTTGCTGACAATGCTGGGATGCGGGCGTAGTAAGCAATATCTAACGTCACAGCACCAGATTGCACAAGTATTTGATTGCCTTCGATAGAATATGAAGAAAGCACCCCGCTAGGCTCTTGTGTAGCCCGGAACTGCTCGGGTGTCATGTAGGCAAGTTGATTGTCTTCGTGCTTGACATATGCAAACGATAGCCAATAAGCAGGCAGGACAGTAGCGCCATCTGTGGCAAACGTTGTTACTGTCAACATCTCACGCAAACGCAAATCAGCGTTAATTGAAGACTCAGCAAGCGCGATGAAGTCAGGGATATTTGCAACCTGATCATCCCTATATAGCCAAGAGGCTACAGAGGCTTGCAGTTCTGTGTAATTTGAGATAGCCATTACATTGCCAATGTCTTGTAGTAGCCATCAAAGTGAACTAACAAGGGGCGCTCTCTGAAGTAATCCATGATTGCCTTGTCTCTTTCTTTTCTGTCTTTGATGACGCTGATCTTTTTGTAGCTAACCGGGTCAATCGTCCCAATTGTTTTGCCTTCACCCCAAGGTAAGCCTGCGTTCAGCTCACGCATCTTTGCTGCATGGTCTAGGTATGGCTGCATATCAATCGTCTCTTGTGTGATGACTTGATCGCCTTGGATATGAATTTGTTTGCGAATGCCGCTAGCGTTTACACCATCGTCAATCGTGTAGTTTTCTAAACCGCGCATATTTCACCTTAGAAAAAAAGGGGCTAGCCCGAAAGCCAGCCCCGGTTACCCATTAGGGTGTCAAGTTATCGATCTTGAACTGCGCGATTTCAGAAGTGACGCGCAACGTAGCATCTACGAGAACTTGCTCGCGTTTGCTATCGCCGTTGATTGCCAATGGTTTGGACTGGAAGCCACTGAGGTAGGCCATATCGATATATTCGGTATTCAAACCAAGTACAAAGTCAGCACCCGCCATCAGGTAGTGAGGAACAATCTCAAGATTGCCGAAATCGGAGACGTAAACGTCTGCACCCGACACAACAGAGCCTTGAGTGTTTTTCTTGCCAATGTCCACGCGGTTTGCAGCAATACCAACAAAAGCGCTGAAAAGCGTTTTGTGGGCTGGTGACATGAAAACTTGTGGAGGTGGTTTGCCACTGTTGGTGTAGGTCTGTTGCACAGCAGTTTTCAGCAGTGGCTCAGCAAACGTGCGGTTTGTACCCGCCGCAATTGCCGTGGTTGCTGCGCCTGACGTGTGCGCAGGAGTTGCGCCCGCACCTGCGTGGAATGCGTTGGTATAGATCAATCGGCCAAGGCCAGCAGATTTGCCCGCTGCCACGCCGTTGTCTGCAACAGCCACGTTTTTAGAGACAACCATGGCCTCCATGTCGCGCTTCAATTCCAAATAAGCCTTGGCTTTGTGATAAGCCATTGCCGACTTCATGCCTGCCTTTTTCACCACTTCGGAGCGGCGAGAGACTTGAATGGTGTCTTGGAAAATCTGGCAGATGTTAGCAACACGCAAAGGCGGTGTTTTCGCCGTATTGGTTGCGTCATCGCCGTCAAGCGCTGCATTGTCTTTGTTGGCCGCACGAAGGTTATCGCGCTGCCATTCGTGAAACGTGTTCTCAGCAGTGGCAGTGCCAGAGGCGCTGATAACAGGGGTTTCGTCAGGGTTTGTCAGCGTGATTTTTTCGATCAAATCTTCGCGGACGTTTTGAGCCGCAGTGACGCGGGTGTATGTATTTGCTGGGATAGCCATTTGAATGCTCCTAATTAGTTACTAAGGTATGCAGCCAAGTCGGATAGCTTCGCTTTTCCGCTTGCAAAACGCCCGTTAAGCGCTTTGGTTTGCTGCACTTGCTTTGGTGTTTGTTGACGAGTTGCAGGAAGGCGAGGCGCTTGCTCTGCTTTCTTCGTCACGGTTTGTTTGTTCGCTTGCAGTTCACGATATGCGATTGCGTCGCGCATCATCAGAACGTAGCGTGGGTTATACAGATTCTCCAAATCTGTAGACGTAAGCCCCAAGACCTTGACCGCCTTTTGCCCGATTTCTCGGCCTTGGGCTTCATCAATGCCTTTTGATCGCAGGAATTTCCAGCCTTCATCAAACGCTTGCGCTTTCTGAATTTCGTAATATTCCTCGCGGTTTGCTTTCTCTTGCTGAATGTTCTTCTGCAATTGCTGCATCACCGCGCCGATTTGTTGCTCTCGCTGTTGCTCTGCCACCCATGTGGCTGGGTCGGTTTGCGCCAATGCGGCCATCTCTTGCGGACTACGTAATCCGGCAAGCTGGGCGATTGTTTGCTGCGCAAGTTGCGCCTGTTGCATGTAATAGCTCTGACCCTCTTGGAGTCGCTGGGCTACTGCCTGCGTCACTTCTCGCTCTCGTGTCGCTAGCTCTTGAGTCTTGCGGGTGTAGTCAGCATGACGCTGATACCCATTAACAAGCTCTTTTTGATCGACCTCTAGGGTTTGATCTGTGCCGTCTTCACCTTTGATGGTTACTTTGAATGTAAGACTTGGCTGCTCTTCGGCTTCTTCGGAATCCTCTAGGGGTTCGTCAGCAGGGTCTTCAAGGGTTTGCTCTGTTTCGTCAGAGTCTGGTAACGGCTGATCTTCATCTTGTGCTGGCTCTTGCGAGTTGTCAGCGATGATAAGTTCAGCAATGTCATCAATGCTTGCGGGGCTATCAGCTTGTCCGATTGGCATAATATTTCCTAGTCAAAACCACCCCCTCGGCATTAAGGGTGGCTATGGCACGCATCACTGCGGAGGCCGATACGATAAATGCCTATCGTTGAAACTTCCTTGCGAGGCGCTTTAACTTGCTTTCGTCGCGTTCTCTGTCAAGATCAATCTTCATCTGTGCGAGTTTACCGCCTTCTATCATTCCTGTCAGCATTCCCTCGAACTTATCGCACAATTTCGCAAGCTGCAAAAGAAGCAATGCGCCCTCTTTATCTCTGACAGGGCATTCTTTCCATTGTTGGACTATTTGAGCTTTCATGCCATCCATTGCGGCGCGGTAAGCCTCGTTTCTCAAGACTTCTTGCGCCGCTACCATTCTCTGCGTGATCTGATGATCTGTCATGACATTAAAAGCACAATAAGTGCGTCCTCTTCGTCTCTAGCTTGGATTCGCTGAATCATTATGGCAACTTGCGCCATAAACAATTGCTCAGCGTTGAAAGATTCGTATTGTGGCGGTATTACAGGCTTTTGTTCAAGCCATAACGTCATCAATTCATAGAATCTGCTTTCATTCCCCCCGGTTTGCACCAGTTGCGCGGCTTCAATTTCAATATTTCGCGCTTTCTTTCTGGCGCTTTTCTTCGCGGGTTTAATGCGCTCTGCCTTGGCCTCTCGCACTTTGTCCATGAGGGTGCGATAAACCCACTCAATTTCTCGCTGATTTGCGGGTTGATTAACTATCGGAGAAAATACCGCAACACCTGCACCAGCAACAGTCAGTCCGGCAATAACGTAATCCGGGGAATCCCCAGAATCCCCAAACCAGTCGCCGTTGTATAAGCCTGACCAGTTCCCTTGCATGTTATGTCACATCCAAGCTAGTGATTGTCCGATTACCCGCGCTGTACGTGGCTGCAATTCTGTTTTTGCTGCCGTCAACTGACTTAAACGCGGGTGTTGCGCCTTCTAATCCTGTAGCGCAGGAAGTCTTGAGAAACGAGGCCTACCGCGCTGCGATGGACGGCATGAAAGCGCAAATAGTCCAACAATGGAAAGACTGCCCTGTTAGAGATAAAGAAGGCGCATTGCTTCTTTTGCAGCTTGCGAAATTGTGCGATAAGTTTGAAGGAATTCGGACAGGAATGATAGAAGGCGG